GAAGCCCGAAAGCTTCCCCACCCGGTGCTTGACGCCGGGCTGCTCATCTTACCCGTAACAGGAGGCAATGTGGACGGCTGGCGATCGTTTCCTTACGTATACACCCCTGTATACGCGGCAACGACGCGTGTGCTCACTGGCAATCCTTGGCAGGATTGCTCTGACCACACCTGGTTCTCTACTGGAAAGATGTACTCACAAGGACATCCTTTCCACCTTCGTAAGAAGGGTGACCAACGCGACCTTGGAGGTCCGTGGCACTTGGAGAACTGGAAGCGCACGTTCGCGCCCGGTTATGCTCCAACATACCCTGATACATCAGGGTACCCAAACCGCCTCTATCGAGGTTATTGGGGTTGGAACATCATCGGGTCTGGAACGGCCACCAATTTCTGGAGTCTTCCAACTCCAGCGAGTACTTTCGTACTCGATGCAACTGGTGCGTCCGGCATTGCACAGGCCGACCCTCTCAAATCTAGCGTTGATCTCGGTGTAACTTTCGCCGAGCTAGCTAGAGAAGGGATACGGATACCAGGGTACGCTCTGAAGTTCGCTAAGGACACTTGGGAAAGTGGCCTGAAACGCGCTGCAGATGAGTACCTGAACGTGGCGTTCGGACTCGCGCCGTTGCTCTCAGATCTTAAACAGTTCTGGGACACGACGCGCAACTTTAACAACCTGCTTCAGCAGTTTGCTAGAGATTCCGGACGAACCGTTCGCCGTAAGTGGGGTTGGCCCCCCGTGGAAGCCAGGAGGCAGTGGAAAGATGTCGGAAAGAGGACTTTAGGTCCCTCTGCCCGATATTCGATTACCTACGACGTGATCGAGAGATCTACGACGTGGAAATCGTTTTCCGGTGCCTTCGTCTACAACCTCCCGGTTGACAAGACGGTCATGAGTAGTCTCGATAACCTCCGCCGCAAGGCGGACAGACTTTACGGTCTGAATCCGGATATCGAAACTCTCTGGAATCTGGCTCCATGGTCCTGGGCCCTTGACTGGTTTACGAACGCGGGTGATGTTATTCATAACATCAACGCGTTCAAAACCCAAGGGCTTGTGATGCGCTACGGCTACGTCATGTACGAGCAATCGTACGAGACGGAGATCGTGATGTCGAGTACAAACCCGGCATCATTCTCTGCTACCAACTGCTATGACCACATCGGTTTTAGCATCAAGCAGCGGAGAAAAGCGAATCCCTACGGGTTCGGTGTGGATGACACGTCACTCAATCCTAACCAATATGGCATCCTTGCCGCGTTAGGTTTGAGCAAATGGCTCCGGGATGACCGGAAGCCGACGTCCATTCCACCGATCACCTGACCCGCTGATTTATCAGCGCGTCTAAGAAACGCTCTCCTGAACGGAGAGTGTCCTCCTCTGCAGAAGGTCCCCTGATGTCATACTCTGACCCCCAGTCCGTTACCATCAACGCCGTCGCTCAGACGCTTCCGCGTGTGAGTTCCGGTGTCTCTACCGGTGCGTTCTCCAAGGACGACGGAAACGTCCGTCTCGAGGTGTCGCACCAGTACGGTAAGCGGACTCGCCGACAGATCCGTCTGGTTCACCGCAAGGTGGCCGCGGATCCGTTCGTCGCCGGCAACTCGGTGGAGTACTCCATGAGTACCTACCTGGTCGTCGACGTCCCAACGGTCGGTTACACGACGACCGAAGCGAAGCAGATCGTGGACGCCCTTACGGCGTACCTGACTGCCTCGTCCGGTTCGAAGGTAACCCAGCTGCTGGGTGGCGAGAACTAACTGTTCTGGAGTTCAGGGTACATCAGACAGGACGACCACCTCTATCAGGAGGGGCCGTGAAAAGCCTGATGAACCTCTGGCAGAGGTTGCTCAGTGATCTGGGCAGCCAATGTCGCGTCAGC